TAGGCCAAATAGGGCTAAGAATCCCCATAGTAATTCACCATAAAACCCCTCCATTTTAGTTACTATTGCTGCTACAATACTGCACAGAGCCTTCATTTCAAAACCTGTAGCCAGTTGATACACGTAGTGTTTCATGGTGTGACCTCCCCTCTCATCAAATCTGTCTGTATATTGCATAGGTATCCGCACCCCTTGTCAAAATTTCATTTCTAAAAATTAATATCATAAACCTAAACAAAAAGAAAAAGCCTAGGAAATTCCTAGGCTCCGAATGGGGCTATGTAGCTAGTCCCTGTTATCTGAGTGTATTGGGCTGGTGTTATTTTACCTGCTTTAACAAATAGTCCTACATACTTTGGAGACTCAGGGTCGTTATCATAGTACCCTAATTTATAGTATCGTGATATAGTTGAGTACCAATCCATTTATATCACCCCCTTTACAGCAAGGTCTAACAACAAAGAGGAACTAATCTCATCCATAGATGATATCATGGCGGACTTCTCCTCCAGAGCTATATCTTTCATGATGAGTTCCATCATTAGCCCTGCATTCTGCTCCTCTAGCATAGAAAGCCTGTGTGCAGTAGAGGGTAGCTTTGCTTTCTCTTCTTTATCCTTTATACGCTCTTGCTGAAATTCAACATCCTTGATAAGCTGACCTCCTTCATATTTGAATATGAAGGGGTTTTTTAGAGCTTCATGGGAATCCTCTAGTTCGACTAATATCTCTACTGCAAATGGAGTACTGCCTATGCCTGTTACTCTGTTTTCTGCATCTATTTGTATATACTGCTTCTTCATCTTCTCATCCCTCCTATTAAAATGGTAGGACTCGTCTGAGCACTACATCTGTCCTATCAACGGTACCATCCCAACCACCTGCTGTGGTACTGGCTGTTTTCCTTTGGTTGTTGACAAGATGACCTTCCAGCCTATCGTTGTATATATAAACTATCTTATTAATATACTGGTCACCCTGACCTGCATCACCTGCAAAGTTAGGTATTATAAACATAGACCTGCCGTTGCTTATGCTTGTTACACTTTTAGGCACTACTGAAAATACAAAGTCATAATCATTCGTTCCTGCTCCATAGTCATAATCTGACCATATTAGGAGCCAACCATTAGGACAGTCTGATAACTTTTTAGTAGGCTTTATAGATGTGCCCGCCTCTAGGTAGGAGCTACCCGCCCATAATTCAGTTTGTTCACCCATGAAGACAGGCTTACTATTCAAGAAGGCTGTCCCGTCCAGTATCCTAAAGGAGTCATAGTCTGCGATGTTACCAGAGCCACTAGCTTTACCTGTTTTTAAGAACTGTAGACCTTCTCCATCATTATCTGCTATATCTTTGAAGAACGCCCCGTTAAGCCCTATCATGTCGGAGTTCTGCATATCTATACCGCCACCATTAGAGGTTGCCCAAGAGTTGGCACTCATTACTATGCGGTTTACCTCTAATGCTTCATTTGCTGTAGGGAGAGTGTTTATACCTACCGATTTCCTGACAGAGTCTATAAACATTATAGGTCTACCAGCGGCTACGGTACCTATCTCTACTACTCCTGAGGTACCTGTGAACTTGTCCACTAGCCTTACCTCTAGGTTATGGGCTTGGGTCTGGTCAAGCTCCGCAGACTTAGTACCCGTATACTTATTACCTGAAGTAGTAAAAGGTATAGGAGTCCATGTACTACCAAATGAAGGAGCTGTAGTAGGCTTGGATCTATACTCTAGGGAAGATATAATATTTTTATTGACACCATTCACCGCTACAGGAGAATAGGAACCAGATATAGCCAGCACCGTTGTTGTGTCAAAGCTGTTATTACGTTTAGCCGATATAGTGATGAGTGGATTAACATAGTCTACCATTTTCACTGTTTTGGTTACAGTGTAGTAATTACCACGATTATCTATGGCTTTCACGTATACTTTAACGTCTGTAGCTGAATTCACAAGGTCTAGGTCAAATATTACATCGGCAGTATTAGACCATGTCTTCTTTACTTCCTTATCATTCACACTGGCAATGTACTCTTTCATGGTGGTACCCGAACCAGTAGGGGTTTTAGCTCTGTCATTTACAGGAATTATTACCCTTAGTTTGGACTTGTTTCGTATGAGTACGGGTGGAGTAAGATTACCAGTCATAGTTGCAGTAGTAGGGTTGTTATCTATATGATTGAAAGTAGAGAAAACAGGCTTATAACCTGACACATTAGCCTTTACTGTAGAACTCCTAGGACTTCTAACTTGAACGCCATCAAAGTAGGTGGTACAGGTTAATGTGACGGTTGCATACGTCTTATCTGGAATAGTAGCTAGTAAAGCAGTAGCATTAACAGCAGTATCCCAGGTAGCGCTGGTAGTGGCTGAGCTGTCCACAGTGGCAGAGAAACCACCAGAGCTAGCCACAATCCTATGTGTGAATCCACTATTTTCTCTATCTATCCCAATACCAACAGAAGAACCTATATTGAAAGTATTAGCAGTAGCTAAACTAGCTGTAGGTGCTGTACATGTGCCTGTTTTTGAATAAGTTGACCCAATCTTTGTACCACCCTTATAGGTGAGGACTTCTATCTCACATCCCTTACTAGAAGACTGAGCTAGCTCAGTGAATATCTTTTTCTTCTCAGCATCAGTAAAGCTTATAGTCCTACTACCCTCAACATCATACTCAGTGGTGATGAGAGTACCATTAACCAGCACCCTTACAGTGTGGGTGAAGGATGAAGACTTCCTAGCTATGCTCACCTTAAGGCTACTACCAGCAGTGAAACTAGCACTAGAGCTAAGTGTAGAAGCCCTAGGTATAGTGTTCAAGGTTACTGTATCCGTGGCGCTAATGGTGCTATAGAAAGTTCCACCTAGTCGTACCTCTGCATCAAAGTAGACACCCAAGGATATAGACTTAGTACCATCTGAATCATGTGTAACAGTCTTGGTCTGGGTGCTACCTATTTGCTTCTCTTGGTTAGTACTAAGCTTAGCACTCAATCCTGAGTGGTTATCTGTGGTACCGTCAATTACTGTCCTACCATTCTTGGGGTCAGATGAATATACCGAATGGTAGGAGGACAGACTCATCCAGTACATCTTTAAAGTGATTGTACTGGTATTGTCTGATATATTCTGAGTTGCAGACCATTCACCCTTCAGCCTGTATCCTCCATCATCTACATTCTTATAAAAGCTACCGCTAAGAGCCATTTATTTCACTCCTTAATCGGAAGGTAGGAAAGCCCAGCCCTTGTACTGTTGGGTGTTTATAGCTCTCACCACTACAGGAGGCATGTTTATCTCTCCTTCTACCTTCACTCTATTCATTTCTGTAACGTCCTTGTTGAGAGTGAATACCCTCTTCATTTCCCCATCTACCCTAGCATACCCAGAGAACTCTTTAGGGGTTATGTTAGTGTATCCATCATACTCAGTGGATATAACCTTTATACCATTGATGTCCAGTAGTATGTTGGTATTATATAATTCCGTAGCATGGTTAGACCATTTCAGAGCCACCAAGCCCTCATTAACCATAGTACTTGTAAATATTATGTTACTGGTCGCATCCCCATATAGCTGTATTTCTATTATGTTCCCTTGGGTCACTATAGGAATTTCGACTTTCTCATATACATACTCAGTACCCGCAACGAAGTCACGTACTACAGTACCTGAATCAGCACCTATTACAGTTATGGAGCCAGCACCTGTAGCCTCTTTCTTAACTACTGTAGAAAGTATATACGAGCCAGGGATAACAGCTATCTGCTGTGTCAGTGTGCCCCCAGTAAGTATGAATGCACTCCTAGACCCCCTGACATCTAGCTCTATGCCTTGATAGGTATTGACTGAACCTGTAACCGTCCAGAAATCTGTGCCCTTGAATCCTACAGAGTTCATAAGCAGATTCACACCACCACCGTTAGCAAAGGCAATTTTGTAGTCTTCTGCTGTCTGAGTGACCTGAGAGGCTAAAATGGCTAGCTGACTGTTATAGTTGATGTCGTTGTTGCCTATGATGGTACTAAGATCCAGCATTGCAGTCTCTATATCAGCAGTTGTAGCTAGACCTGCTAATTTATCTGCATCAGCTTTTCCATCTAGGGAGTCTGTATACTCTTTTGAGCTGATTACAGTACCTATGATAGATTCAGGTCTTATCTTCAGCATAGCCTCACTAACTGTTTTCTCTAGGTTATATATAACTTGGTCAGTATCCTCAAGTGCAGGTGTCCAAGCATAGTCTTTGTTACCTGCTCCTAGCTTAATCTCTTTCCAAAATACTTCGCCATTCCTAGCTAGATAAGGAGCAACTTTGATATATTTGCCAGCTAAAGGCTTAATTACCGTAGAGTATCTCATCCAAGTGTTGTCCTTTAGTCCTGCCTTAACTATCTTGCTCTTGTAGATGTTAACAAACCATACGCTATCTGCCTGTGAGGTCTTGTCTGGGTCATCAAATGTCCTAACAACGAAAACAACATTGTCTGTATCCATTGCGGCTAGACTAGTAACCTTTATGTCAAAGGATATAGTGAACTGCTGAGTACCATTAGCATTAACCTCATAGGGTTTAGACCATATCTGTTTGTTTGCGTTAGCTACCAGACCGCTTGCAGACCTACTCACCGCCCTAGAAGTGGTCTTATCAGATTCTAGCTCAGGGTATATGATAGTGAAGTCTGTTGTAACCCCTGTCCACCCCTCAAAGTCCTTCATGAAGGTAGAGTTATAGACCAGGTTACGTCCAACTACATTGAGGTTCTGCATAGACTCATCTATCTTGCTGTTTACTTCCTCACCAACCCTAAGGGCAATCTCATCATCTAAGAGAGATATACTAGCTTCAGCCATTCTGAGCCTGGTAGCTAGAGGGTCAACTGCACCATCAGCATACAACTCTGCATCTGCTTGGGCTTTCAATGACTTAGTTAGAGTTAGGGAATCTATAGCCTTGTCTAAGCTGGTGTTAAGGGTGCTGTCTGCATACTGATACTCACTGAAAGCACTGTCTACAGCCACTACCTCTAAAGTTGATACAGCCCCATCTGTCTTAGCGCTGTTGATGCTAGAGATGACTGTATTGAACTTGGTGTTGTAGGAAGACTTAGCAGAATCCAGTTTAGCTTTAGGCAATCCTTCTAAATCTGGGTCTGCATATAGCTGAGCATATAACTCGTCATATGTCGTCTTCGATGCTTGTAGGGTAACAATGTAAGAATCCAGAGTATCCGACTCCAAGGTTGTTATATAACCATCACTGAATGATGTATCCACATATGTCTGTACAGCTAATAAGTCACTATCCAAGTCAGCTTTCACAGGTGCTATCTGGGCTTTAAGACCATCCCCGTACTCATTAGCTGTATCTGTAGCGTCTGAGACTTTGGCATTGGTTATGGAGTCTACAGACTTTATTAGCTCTGAAGATAGTAGGGCTATAGCGGAGCTAAATTCAGTAAAAGCTGTACCTACCGAATCAGCCTCTAATCCACTAGCTAACCCATCTGCTATGGCATCAGTGATAACAGTTGCTAGAGCTGTGTGCTTGTTGTCTGCATTGGTCTTGGAAGTACTAAGGTTAGTCTTCTGAGTGCCAAGCAACCAGATATTACCATACACTTCATTGTATTTGGCATCCACTTTGAGTTTGTAACTAGCTACGCTAGCAAGGAACTCCTCTACTTTCTTCTTCTCTGCCTCATAGACAATGCCATCTGCAAAGTAGGTGTTTATTAGGTTGCGAGTGTCTAATACTCCCTGTTCCAGTACAGCTACCTCTGACTTGATTTGAGACTTTATACCTTTAGTATACTTTTCTAAGTCCCCTACTCCTTTGTCATATGTTTCAGTACTAACCTTTAATAGCAACTGCTCTGCATTGACTTTTATCTCTGCGGAGTGCTGGGATATAGTTTCCTTAACAGGTACTAGCTCCCCATCAGTATAATCGTTAGCATTACCCTCGGCTTCCAGTGCTTTGTTCTTGGCTATGTCATCAATAGCATCCTCTAAGCGAAGAGCTAGGACTTTTATGGAATTGTCATAGTCTAGGAATTTGTTATCTACATCGGACTTCTCCTCCATAGATACTTCATCATCAAGAACAGCATTGCGTATGGAATCCACTAGAAGAGTGTATTTTGATTCATAGTCTGTCTTGGACTGGGACAGATTAGTTTTGACTAGAGCTGTTTTCAGGTAGGTATTGGCATATATCTGCTGGTATCTGGCGTCATAGGTTGCTCTCATAGTATCCAATTGCTTGATGTAAGCCTCAATAGTGGATGCTTCTAGTGCTGTTACTAGACCATCCTTAAAGGCACCATCAACGTAGCTATCTATGTCTGTCAGTGCTGTATTCAAGGTTTCTAAGTCAGCATCGGTATCTGCTTTAAGCCCATCAGCGTAGGTCTTAGCATCTGCTACAGCCCCACTCTTAGCCAAACCAAACTGAGTTGTTACCTCTTCTTTTGTAGCTAAGAAAGTAATGTCCTCTGCTGTTTGATTCACAGTAGTTTCCATAGCTGTAACCTTCTCACTAATAGGAGCTATAGTACCTGCAACGTGCTCACGTAACTCACTATCTGACTCGTCTACCTTTGCCTGAGCTATCTGATGTATAGCTGTTTGCAAAGCGGAAACCAATAAGGACAATGCATTCTTATAGTTAGTGAAGGCTTGTTTAACTAAAGTGGTTTCTGTTATATCGGATACTCCATCTGCAATGCTATCAACTATTGCATTGACGAGCTGTATATAAGCCTGGTCATACAAGTCCTTAGCAGACTCCATGATGCCTATGCTCTCTGCGTTTATATACACATTACCATAGAGGTCGCTATATTCTCTGTCCAGCTCTATTTTCTTGGATTCTAGAGTCATTAGGTAGGACTTGATAGCCTTTGCCTCTGCTTCTGATATTATTCCATCCTTGAAGGCACCATCTACATAGGTGTTAAGCTCTCCCAGTGCAGTGTTTATTCCTGCTATTTCCTCTGCCATTAGTGCATTCAATTCGTCAACGTACCGACTAAGGTCACCCTTTAGCTGGGCTATAGTCTCCGCACTAACACTGCCACCGATAGGGTACATCTTACCGTTTATTTTTATTTTACTTACAGGCATCTGTTATCCCTCCAGTGTTTTCTTTAGATTAAGTAACTCTTCTTTAAGTCCCTTGACAGCATCTAACTCCTTACGTAAGTCTTCCTTCATTGCTCGTACTTCTCTTTCTTCTTTAGTAGATTCAAATACAATTCCCCCACTTGGGCGTACAATCATTTTAGGCATTGTATTACCTCCTTTTAAAATAAAATAGAAAAGAGGGGCTTGCAGTGAAATACTACTACAGCCCCTCTTTTATACTATTTCATGATGTTAACGAATCTTCTTGCCCTAGGTCTAAGGGTTCTGCTGCCTGAGACTATGTTCAGCCTAGCTCTGAAGTCTAAAGCATTCTGTCCTAATGCTATAGAAGCTGTACAAGTGTACCTAGAGTATTCTGCTGAAACAGGCTCTACACTAACCTGAGTAGGAGTAATCCAAGATGTACCATTGTTATAGCTGAACTGTGGAGTTACAGTACACCCACTAGGGATGAACGCATCAAACACCTGAGTTACACTGGTGATAGGGTCTGTTAAGTCTACGTTACGACCTACATAGGTGCCATTCAGCCCTGTGGTGAAGGACACTACATTCAGACTGTCTAGGGCTATAATAGGAGACATATCTCCACTTGACTTAAGCACAGCCCTTAGCTTGACTCTACTAGAAGACTTAATGAGGTCTATGTCCTCTTCAGGAGTAATATCAGTATAGGTTCCACCATCTATACTCACCTGCCATTTGCACTCACACCCTACTGGAACAACAGTATCTGCCATTAACACTAGGGAGTCAATGTTAAGACCGGATTGCTCTACAAAATCTAGAGTGGATGATGCATTGAATGAAGCCACGTATATCTTGAACTTCATATTCATAGACTGGTGAGCTGTCCAAGTGATGCCATTAGATGAGCTAAACAGCATACCAGCTAAGTAAGGCTGTCTTAAAACCTTTTGTCCTGTAGTTACGTCCTTACCACCCAAGTCTGACACATACATAGAGTGAGTGTCTGAGTCAGTTAGGAAAGCCATACAGTACTGAGTATTTGCTTCACATGTCACAGGCTCATCAAAGGAAATCTTAGTCTCAATAGAGGCATTTGCACTCACGTTCATTGAACTAGGAGCTACTACAGTCTCTGCATAGACAACGTTTCCTGGGTAACCATTGACCACATTTCTGATTTGGCATAGGATGTTGTTAGTGTTGTCCTTACCAGAAAAGTACACTCCAACGGATGTCAAAGTCGTTTCCCTGTCAAACTGGAAGGATTGTGCTAATGGGTCAACAGCAGTAAGCGTTATCCTAGTAGTGGTAATAGTCTCTGTTGTAGTTCTCTTAGTTCCAAGTGAAGTAAATGCAGAAGACGCTGTGTTACCAGAGTTGCTAAGAATTACTTCCCTCGTACCTGTTTTTATGTTAGCTGGTATAGTGAACTTACCTTTAGCCAAACCAGAAGTATTGGCTTTGATAGTACCTGACACACTGCCCGCAGTGGATGGAGAAACTGGTGTTAATGGTACTCTCACCCCATCAAATGTACACTCTAGATTGTCAGCACTTGGTTTAAGGTTAGTAGCAGTTACTTCTACATCTATACGTCTCATGTACGTAATAGCCTCTTGTAGAACCTTCTTAGAGCTTGTTACCTTGGTAGCAACACCAGTATCACCTATAGCTGGTCTCCAGTCATCTACAGTGCCTTTACCATCAAGGGATAAGTCAAACAAGTCCTGCACTGATTTCTTATAGCTAGGGTCATCAGCATGTCTCCACCATCTACGGAAGTTTCTAGCTTTGAATACCACCTTGTCTAGCTTGATGTAAGTATCCTCTATCCAGTTGTCTCTTTCTGGTTTGAGCTTAAGCACACCCATAGCATTGAAGGCAAGATAAGGATTAACTAGCATAGATGTTGTGGCTGTATTCTGGTTGACCGCTACCTTCTCCAACATAGGAACTGTAGCTAAACGTCTCCATGTCTTAATGGATGCGGGGTTTTGTACTACTGGCGTATGAGTGTTGACAGTGTCAGTAGGTAACCAGAGTGTACCTGTTTCCAAGTCATATGTTATATTGAAGGATGGATGGTCAAAGTCACCACGCACAATAGAACGGAAACTATCAGAGAATATTCCCCTAAGGTCGGTAGACACTTCCCCTTCAATTGCTTCTTTATCTAAGGATGTTATAGCCTGGTTGAACTCTAAGTCCTCTACCCGCTTCAACATATTCTGAAGCTGTGACATATCTAGCCTCGTTATAGAGTTGAACGTAGGAATAGCTTCACCACTATTAGGGTTGAACTTGACTATACCTAGAGGTAACAACTCAGGGTTTGTAGGCACTGGTGGTTTCAAGTTGCTAGGAATAGCACTAGCACCAGTAGTAATGACAACCTCTCCAGTCTTGCTTAGAGACACCAAGTCAATACGTCCAAGATAGAAGTCATAATCTACATAGAAAGTACCATTGTTAACAGGTCTGTCCCCAGATAGGAACTCTACATAGTCCTTAGTCTCACCAAAGCTACCTACTTCTTGGAACAGCTTGTAATCAGTTCCTTGTACCAAGGTCTTATTGGTTAGGTAAGTAATAGTATATGAAGTACCCTGTGCAGGTTCTGCACCTGCTGGACTCCAGTCTATGGTATCATTAGTCAGCTTATAGTCAGTGTTCTTCGTATATGTTGTTGCTCCTGCTTGAACCAGTAGTATGTCTGCTACAGGAGTGCTAGCAAGTACGTCCACTCCACCTGTCTGTGACCCCCTAGTAAGAGTTTGTGTAACCTGTACGTAGGCTGTGATACGATTTATAGCTCTTGCAGGGAAGTTGTTCAGCAAATACTTAACTGTAGGGAAAACATAAGTGTGTGGCTCACCAACTACAGAATGGTATTCTTTAGCCATAGGTACAATTGTCTTAATCGGAGTTGGCTTAATGTGCTGGTATCCTTTTACGTAAGCTACTCCTGGCTCTACTATGATACGGATATTGTTAGCATCATGAGGTTCGGCTACTAAAGATAAACCACTCACTCTGTAGTTACCTGACTCATCGTAGGTACGTCTAGCTAGTAGGTCAGATAACCCATCGAAGTTAGGTCTATCTATCTCAGCTTTTAGACCACCATCTTCAAACTCATACAACATAGAGGATTCAGGGTCATTGTTTGTTAGAACAATCTCACTCTTAATCCTATGAGTACCAGGCTGTCCATAGTTACCAGTAGTTGTGGTAGGGTCCAATAGAGTAATGTCCTCAGCTTCGGTAACAATATACTCATTCAGCTTGACACCTATTACTTCTAATCCCGTCTTAGTAAATGGTATCTCTTGCTCTTGGAACATATGGATTTTCCCATTAAGGTACACTCTACCGCTCTCTATGAGGATAGTGGAGTCCTTAATAGCAAAGTTCATACCTGCCATGATAGCTCCATCCTTAAGTAGCGTGCTTGATAGCCTTTGGAGATAATCGAATATCATAGACTGCAATTGAGTAAAATCCCTAGCTTGTTCCACGTTACCTGGTACAGCAAGCATGTGAGTATAGTTTTTACTAGGATCATAGTCATCATAATAGGGTGCTTGATTTCTATCTATACTAGCCATTGTTGTGCCTCCCTTTGCTTTTTAATCTAAAATCGTATTGGTGGAGAGCATTGACTTATACCTAAAAGAATAAGGAGACAATGAGATTGTCTCCTTACCTTACACTTAAATTTCAGCTTTCCAATTTAGCTTAACGTTGTTGGTGCCTGTGATAGGGGCTGTTTTAAACGTGACCGTTATGTTGGTGGCATCCGCTGTTAGAAACTTGACCTCAGCGTTACCAGCATCTAAACTAGACTCATTAACAGCATAGTATGATGGAGTTGTACCTAGACCATGAGCAATGGTTTTTGTTGTAGCAACTCCATCACCATTATAGGTAATGGTGCCTGACTTCACAGTCTGAACTTTACCTGCTTCACTAAATACTGCCAGTGTATTGACGTAATCCCATGAGACCGTGCCATCTACCACTGTCCCTGTTGAGTGGGAAGGTGGCGTAGCACCACTAGTTCCAGCCACACTGCACTTATAAACTTTCCCATTGGCATTGACTAGATTGCCTACTGTGTATGCTGTGGTGGCTACCCAAGGTGTTGCATTGGCATCCCCTCCAGTTACACATGACCAACCTATAGACCCACCTATGGTGGAGGACTCATTAAATACAAAATCCCCTTTTCCCCATGTTCCTGATGTAGGCACTGCATTATGGGCACCAATTAGGATCTGTCCATGGTAAGTGGAGTTGTACAGTCTCTTGTGGATAGACAGGAATTTTTGTGCCTTATTTACTTGAGAGCCTATGTTTCCACTCATGCCTGCACCACCAGTAGACCAAGAGAACCACTTAGTGTAAGTTGCATCCACTAGGACATTCCCTACAACCTGAACTGAATATCCTGGGATATCTATAAAATATGCGGTAGCTGGTGGGGTGGTGTATGCATCTGAGAATGTTACATCCTCAAACCTAGAACCATAGAATATGGCTTGTGAACCCTTATCTGCTAACTGACTATATTTAAAGATGAACTTACAATCTCTAAATATCTCAACAGTATCGCTTCCACTTGTTATAATCAGCTTCTGGTAGTTGTTGACCAGAGTACAGCCCTCAAAGAGTACATTATGAGCATTGATGTCTATTAGGTAAGTTCCTATTTGTATTCCATACACTGGATGGTTTTTGTCCTCTATGCGACATCTTATAAATTTTGTAGCTTCTAGGGGGTCATTACTACCATAAGGATTTGTAATCCTGCCATAGATTTTACAGTCTTCAAATACTAAACCTGGTCTATATGGGCTGACTGCTGCTCCTGTATTACCCCAGATAGTACATTTCTTGAAGGTTGTGTACCCTCCATCTCCAGAGTAGCTAACAACTCCAGAACCTGTGTTATTTATCATCTCACAGTTCAGGAATACCCCTTCTCTACATACTGTATTCTCTGCCTCTATATCTACCCCTGCTCCAGGCTCAGAGCTGAACCTCACCTTACCTGTGTGGTTGAACTTGCAGTTTATGGCAGTTAATCCAATCCCACCTGTCCAAGATAACCCTTGGCGAGCATTATATTCAGCAGTACAGTTTAGGAGGGTGTGTGGTTTTCTCTCATCAGATTCGACTAGAGAGTACCATATAGAGAAGCCATCTAATGCATGGTGGTGGGAGTTAACATTTTCCATAACCAAGTTCTTATTGGAGAACAGTCTAGCTCCTGTGGCTCTACACTGATAGCCATAATCTCCCCATTCCCCACCCAGGGTTATGCCTGTTATGTTGCCGTCAAGGTCTAGGTCTTTGATATTTACTGAGTTATTGTTGTCTATCTGCAACATGACATAGGCATCTGCCCTGTAGTTTAAGTCAGTGAATGGCATTGTAGGAGTATGAACTGCACCTGTAGTAGGGTTAAATGAGCCAAACTTTAGGTTACTGTCCGCTTTCAGTACAGCTCCTCTTCCCTCTATTACAACTGGTTTTGTGCAATTACGTATATATAGCAGGTCATCTGGTTTGTATGAGTACCCTTTACCACCTGCCCCAGCAAGTGTTTGTTTCCCTACGATATACACCTTGTTAGACAGGATAAGGGTACCTCCCCCAGCCTGATTTATTATGTCACTGGCTTTTTGGAAGGCTAGTGTATCATTTGTGACTCCATCCCCCTTAGCCCCTAGCTCATCAATATACACCTGTGGCAATCTACCTGCAACTTCATTTATAGCCTCAATAAGTGATCCTTTAGCAGTGGTTCGTAAGTCACTAAAGCCTTTAGTCATGTGATATCCCTCCTATAATTACCCTCTCCGTAGAGAGGGTGCATGTTATACTGTTTGAATCCATTCGTAGGTATCATCTGACCTCTTAACACAAGTGTACACAGCATCAGCTGTAGCTGTTACCCCTTGAGTGGTGGTGGTCATAGACCCAATGGCTCCAGTAGAGCCTACTGTATACGTTGCATCAGGCGATACCACACCCGTACTATTTTTTGTAAATATTACAGTTTGCCCTGACCCTGAAAGCGTCCAGCCAGTTGCGACTATAGCACGGATTTTTGTGGCGACTAGATCCGCTGTGTTATCAGCAGTGGTTAAATTAATCGTATAAGGAGTTCCGCCTAGATTAATTGTTATGTTACCCTGAGTCGTGCATCCTGACGTGATGTTCAAGGTAGAAACTTCTGCTACACCAGTGACACCTTCAGTACGGATCTGCTTACCTCTATACGTTGCAGATGCAGTCGGTAATGAGACAACCTTACCTATGGTTAGGTATCGATTATTCATGTCTACATCTCCGTAAATCTTACCACCATGCAGAGGAAGATATGCTTCATTCTGGTTACCACTCTTAGCCCAAGCACTGTCTATAACAACAGCATTTGCTTTAGATACCTCGAATGTAAATCTTATACCATTCACGACTTTAGCATAGTCTCCAACTTTTACAGATATGGCTGTGTCATGTACCCCTCCAGATATGTGAATCTTATCAGATGGGATTCCTGAATCAACTAGAGTCCAGCTATTGTCTGTCTCCTTGACATGAATCTTATAGGAAACTGGTGGTACATGTGACCAGAAACTAAACCCAGCTACTAGTATCCTTTTAGACGCTTCAGGGAAAAGTACCTCAAATTCCACCATCTCAGTAGGGGTGAGAGCACCAGCCGCAAGTGGGGACATGTACGTAGGCTTTCCTTCCATTTTGAACATGCCGTACTGGTCATAGTTAGAGTTAGTTACCAGACTGATGTTAGCACTAGCTGTCGGGGTGACTGTATATTTTGAGTTAGCCCCAAAAAGCATGTTCTCATTGTTTCCTGATATCCTGTCATAGAACGTATAAGCCCCTGAAGGAAATGTATTATTAATAGGGGCATAAAGGGGTTTTAGACTCAAGTTTAGTATTTGCCTAACATCTATGCGTTTGGATATATCATTCTCTGTGGAGTTCCTCAATACTACTGAGTAGTTATTGATGGCTTGGTTCATATCCCATATCTTAGCATGGATGTTGAAGTGTCCTGCATTCTTAAGCTCCACTACTCCTCTATCTGTCCTAGTCCCAGTAAAGGTTGGCTGATAAGAGCCTAGAAGGTCACCACCAGCACCAACACCATCCAAATTGACACTCTGCACACAGTTGGTTATTGTACTGTCAACGTTTATTCCAGTGCACCAACAAGTACCCCCTACGTATGTTCCTTTTACAGCAACATCGAAATTCATGATATTGCTGTTTATGAAGATAGGGTGGGCTGTACCCCCGTTACCGTTACCATAAATTTCTATGGCATTACCTACAGACCTTCCTCGTAGTGACGTTTCTATGTGGATATCACTTCTGTTTTTGGTAGAGAAATCTATATAAATCATGCTTTTGTCGTACCCAGCAAAGTCAATTGCAGTCAGCTTACCTCCAAGTACTTGGCAAGCATCACCCAACTCCATTAGCCTTACATTGGCTTTAGCGGTAAGTACGGCTACGTTCTCTTCCCCTGTGCTGTATCTTGTATCTACTCCTTCCAGTGTTAGGGTTGTAAAGTCCCTAAATACTAGGGTGTCAGATATGTTGTATTTACCCTTTGGTATGAACACGTTAGTAGAGCTGTTTAAAGCCAACTGAATACCCGCCCAGTCTAGTTCTTGTGTAAGGGCTGTAGCAAAAGGGTATTTCATTTGGGCTAATACTAGAGTTGTAAACACAGTAGATAAGGGGCGAGATACCCCATCCCCTTTTGCCCCATATTCTTTTACTATTGCAATACCCAAGTCATCTTTGGTATAATGTCTAGCCATAAATATCACCCCTTATAGTTTGGTTGAGGTTATTGCCCCATCATCGCCTATTGTTAGTTTGAAGCGTGAGCCATCAGGCGATTTTAATACGGTTTGGGCTTCTCCTATGATTCCAAATGGCTCCCATGTTCCTGGAGTACCCGCTGTTATGCAAACCCAGCCGATTACACCACTAGTGCCTGGTACAGAGTTATAGAGAGTATCTCCCACTTCCCATACTCCTTGTGTTGGGATGGCATTTGCGTAAATGCGTGATTCATTTACTACATAGTCATCAGATAGCTCTACAATAGATAGATATTTCAAATCAATTGGGTTATTGCCTAGGAAGTTAAGTGACAGTGTTCTGGAATAGGTGTTGCTAAAAATATAAGCTTTCTCTACAAACTCTGTTTCAAAATGCAGGCGTTTTTCAGCTAAAGCCACATTACCCCCACTTCCGTCTGTAGTGGCATTTAAATACAACTGAATACAATCCTGTGTTCCTGAAGTTACCGCTCTCCCTTTGTATCTAATCATGTAGCTTGTGTTAGCACTGAGTGTGAGGATATTACTATTATAGATAACGGATGACGGATTAATGCTATAATAGATGTCTCTACTGCTTTTCTTTAACACTATATTAGCATTGCTGATGACTCTTGGAAAAGGGACACCGAAAGCCCATAGATGACCTCTATCCCTTATCCCTGTTAGAAATTTAAGATGCTTAACGTCCGTCCCATCTTTCCAACTGTGGGCGGGGAGAAGCTTAATGGTGGTATTATCAGCAAACAGCTTAGAGTCAGAGCCAGTGATGTTTATACCAAAAGGAGTTGGTCCCCCATACCCTCCTTCTATAACTAATGATGACCCAGAGCTTAAATTTCCTAGTGATTGAGTAGCTATGTTCTCAATATAGGGGGCAACCATAGTAATGAAAGCGTAGTATGATGAGTGGATGACTTCATTCAATCCTTCAAATGAGCACTCAACATAGCTAACCCCTTGGATATTTATTAATTTCATGCCGTTTGTACAGCTAGAAAAATTACACTTTTTGAATAAGAGATTATTAGCTTGGTTTGATAGAACAAGAGAATCGGTACAACTGATAACCCTAATATTTTCAAATTCTAAACACCATGACCACTCACAATTAATGGGGGTGGTGAACATACTAATTCTGATATCCTTGAATGAGCAGTCTACGGCATTAATTGGGCTTATATTGTTATTGAAGCTTCCAATTGTTATCCCTGTATCGGAAGTCTTTGTCCCTGTTAGGTTAAGGTTAGAAAGATGAACAGCCTGTGTATTGACTGTTTTTGCTACATGAATCAACGACTTACCACCGCCTACCAACTTTAGAGTCGTGCTCATCTTATCTGCTCCAATAATGGTGACAGGTCGGTTTATTACCAGCGTGTCTGAAATGACATAGGTACCAATTGGGATGATCAAAAGATCCATAGTGCTGTCTGCTAGTAAGTTTTTAAATACCTGCGTGTCATCTATTGCGTTATCGCCTTTTGCGCCTACCATCGGCACAGGAGGGTATTTTACGTTAACTCCTCTGTCCTGTATATTCGCTATAATTTCATTAAGGGGGGCTATGTTTTTGCCTATTTTAAATGCCATGTCTTACACCTCCATAGGTTATTCACTGATTAATCCATACTCACTAAAAACTGCTAAGACATCTACATATTTAAACGTGGCTGTCCCATTCGCTACTGAACCTGAGGCGTGGGAAGGAGCGGTAGCCCCGGAAGTACCAGCGATTGCACATTCATATACCTTACCATTGGCATTAATTCTTTGCCCAAGTAGGTAAGCAGTGCTAGGCACCCAAGGAGTATTGTTAGCCAAACCTGCGGTAGTGCAAGCCCAACCCATAGTACTACCAGCAGTTAGGACTTTCCTGCCTATGAACTTATCAGTCTCCCAGTAACCACTAGAAGGCGGGTTATTACCTACCAACCTCATTTGGTTATCAAAAGAAGTGATTAGAGCACCCAGATTGGCAGTTGACTTGTAGACTAGATGAACTGTGCAATACCCAATCTTAACCCCTGTAGTACTATTTCCACCACGTAGGGACACTTGGAAGTACTTAGCAATAGACCCTTTTTTAGATATAGCTAATCTTGCCTTTTTGATGTTTGCTCCCTGAGTATAATAAGAGCCTGTATAGTAGAATCCTGAACCTGTTATGATGGAATCGTCTTGAATAGGGTTCTTATTCTCATCAAATAGGGAAATCCTAGTTCTGAAGATTTGGGCATCGCTGTCTAAGTTGAATCCAAAGGCTTCTATTGGAAGTATAGGGCTTTCATAGATAGCTCCAACAAATCCTCCGTATACAAGGGAACCGTCATCTGACCTTTCCATCTTAGATAAGTCTATGTTTCTACTCTCACTGTTCAGATCTACAATCTTAGTAACTTCCATATCCCTCTGTACAGAGTTGATTATCTGATTACCTACACCTTCGTCAATAGACGGTTGTACAGTGTATATATTGTCATAAGCCTGACCAGCCACACCAGACCTCCAAGTATGGAAGAATTTGTTATTACTAGCCAAATCCCTGAATATGATGTCGTTTGTACCCTCAAAACGTACATTTTCAAAGATGTTATCCGCACCACGTACAATCTCTATAGTGGCTCCTTCTATTGCAGGGTTGATGAACTTGTTATGGTTGTGGGTGTAGTTACCGCTAATCTTGAGCTTGGTTATACGTCCACCTATGAAGGAGTTCTCGTTTATCCAAGCAGGAGTAGTACCCTCTGAAAATATCTCTACATCAGTGGTCTGACCTAGTGTGAACCTGCTGTATGCAAGGGAGTCGGTTAGGGTACTATCTCCATTAGCGTATAGCAAAAGTTTAGTTGCACTACCTATGCGAACATCAGCATTCTTTACACCCATTACCTTCAGGGTAGGGCCAGATATCCTATCAATCCAGTAGTCTGTTGGGAGTGCCTGTGTAGAGTGCCACCCTATTGTTACAGTAAGGTTAGTAGCTCCAGTTATGGTACCTCGAATGTTAACTTTCTTCAATGGATGTAAGTTAATATCCTTAGTTATCTTACAATTCATCTTGTCTGGTATAAAGAAAATCATGTTGTTGGTCTTGGCATAGGTGCAGGCTGCTTCTAAGGCAGTGCTATCATCTGCCACACCATCACCTACCGCACCAAACTTCCGTACGTCCACTCCATATTGCTCTAGGTCTGCTTTCATATCCACCTTAGTAGCTTTGTCACCTATGAGAGTAGACTGCTCCTTGATTGCGTTAACAACATTAGATTTATCCGCAGTAGGTAGTTGAGTGATATCCCCCAGCCCAGCATCCGAGGTATCAATTGTGATGAATCCATTAGCATCAGGTAGGACTCCGTTTACCTTCTTTACAGTGGTGCCTATTTCCAATTCTAAGGCATCAATAGCGTCCTTCATTGCCTGAATCAAAACCTTATCTGTTATGAGCTTATTACCAGCCACAGAGCCTATAAACAGCTCATCCGCATCAGTACAGTATCCAAATTCCCCAAGGGACAGCTCATTTAAGTCAGCTTTTAGCCCTCTTCGTATCTGTATTTTATCTGCCATTTAAAGTACCTCCATCCACAATTTTATCTACTGTAGTATCTGTGAAGATACCTCCATCTAAACCATCACCGATATATGGAGAATTGAAATTCCCACCGTTTATAGTCAATCGTACCTCAAATATTACACGTACACCAGAAGCTTTAGTCTTCCATATTTCTTCCCGTAACCTATCATTAGGCTCTTTATTAATAATAATCCTAACAATTCCTAATCGTATTGTATCTGAATCCTGGTACTTACCTGTACCGCTATAGGTAGAGACATTCCAGATTCTCAGGTCTTGATAAGTCTCCTCTATTTGTATTGCGGTGTCTGCTCCCAATGCTCTCTTTACGGCATCTATAAGGGCAGGTATAGTGACCTTCTTCATAGTAACAGATTCCAGTATCCTAGGTCTGTAGGTAGCGTCCTCTTCTCCAGATTCCCTAGGGACACCAAACCATTTACCCCAAGAGTCTAGCCACTCCCCAGTACAGGAAGTGACTACTGAGTGTAGCTCCATCTCGGTCATCTCTTCTACTATCTTCTCTAAAGAGTGATTCATTGACCCTACAAGATACCCTATCTCAGAGTCTTCCTTTTTAGTGAAGAAGGATATCAGTTTGTTTAGTAAACCCATCTATGTCACCCCATTCCAGTGACTACTACAGTACCAGGTCTTATAAGCTCCTGCGGTTGTAGGATTATGTCAGAGTCTATATTCAGAGTAATGTTGACAATTGCTTCTCTGTCTATGTCCATTAGGTAGTGAATGAAGTCTGCTAGAATGAGTGGCTTAGATACAGTCATTCTGTTTAGGTATACTTGAACCGCCTCGTTCACTAGGAACAGTACAGAGTCCTTACTGTAGTTGCTATTAATAAGCACTTCCAGCTCTATGTCTACTGGCTTCTTAACAACTCCAGATACTATAGCTTTGACTCCACCAGCCTTATAATAGTATAATTGTCTCTCTATGGCTAGCTTAAGTTCAGGGGACATTTCACCATAGGCATCATGTGCATAGATGTAAATCATACCAATGTCCTCTGAAATGTAGACTCCAGTTACACCCTCAACTTGTAAGCACCCATAAGTGACTGCATCTTGTGTCCCTTTTCCTAGGCTTTGTATGAAAGCATTGAATCTCTTTTGTCTCTCTTCCTTAGTCTCTTCAGGCATCCCAGAGAAGAACTTATCGGAATTGTAGACTCCTGCTATGAAAGCCTTAGGTGTAACTGTCTTAGTGATTGAGAACGAAGGAACATTACCTACAGTGCCAGCCTCTGTACACTTGACAGGTATCAGAATCTCAGAAGTACCTATCAGGGCAGTAACATCCTTGGTACTCTCAAAATAGATAGTCTTACCATCAATGGGAGCTGTATAGAATTTATATCCCTTTTCAAACAATACGCTTTGAGCTAGGGTTTGAGTGAACTTGACAGTAACATTACCAGTAGCCGCTATAGCTGAAGCCTTAGGGAAACCGAAGCTAAGGTAGATAGAGTTTTCCTGCATCTCCGCAAATTTCTTACGTATGAAAGCATAGATTTCTTCAATCTCCATAGCTACTGCCTCTAGTATGCTCCGCACTACACTACCAACGTTAAAGTTGGAAACCTTGCTGTTCATCCTCATCCATATGACCATGTCACCTAGTATTTCCTTAAATTTCTTCACCCTGACCACCTCCTAGACTAGCTACTTGTTCCTTAGTGACTGCTGTGTACTCTATTGAGATTCCAGTAGGTAAGTCCCTGAGAATTATGTCTGTCACGTCTACTATCCTAGGGTCACACTTAGCCATCCTACTGAATTCTATCTCTGTCTTGATTCTCCAATTCTCATCCTTCTTGGCACCTATCATGGTGTTTACCTTGCTTCCATAGGATCTGTGGTAAGGGACTGTGTCCTCTTCTACCAAAGTCCTGTGCAATAGGTCTTGGCTGAGGCAGTCCATTTCGGATACCAATTCGTAGTCTCCATTGACTCCTACAGACAAATCCCCACCTTTACCGAAAGAAAGTACTGTCCTGTCAGTGGTTAGCTTAAGGTCAGTACCAAAAGAAGTGGTTTGCTCTATCTCTATTGTTTCCTCAATAGGTAGAGATATTATATCCCCGTAAGACACTACACCTGAGTAGGAAGTTGAGTCAATGAAGGGATATTGCAAGTTATTAAGTTCTGCTATCTCTTCCCACCGCTCTGCATCACCTAGCTCCTTTTGGGCTATCATCCTAAGGGAATCGCCCTGTACTATAGTGTATTTCATCTCATCACCTCAAGATTAATGGCATTACCTTCTTAACAAATAAAATAGCTCTTTGTACGTGTCTTAGCACATTTAGCAATTCATACACTTCCTCTTGATTGCTAAATTGACCTATCTTGTCCTGTATGAATCTGGTGTTCTTCATAACCCTCTCTATTTCCACAATACTAGTGCCCAGTATTTCTCCTGCCCTATATTCTATTACTGAGGTGTACATTGCGTACGTCTCTAAATATAGATAAGCCATACAAGCCCTTATATCAGGACTAAGGAATTTAGAATAGTGAAGAACAGAGCTTATGTCAGTGTCTACTGAGTATGCGTTCTTTATAATCAGGCTCAAATCTAGAGAGGTTATACGAGGAAACAGACTGATAGCCCTGTCAGACAGTAAGGGGTCTAGCTCTTCCTTACCTAGAAGGATATCAAAGGGTGAGGTTACTACCGTTTCATCTATGTTTGATATATTGCCCAAAGGGTCAATGTTAAGGTGACGTGCTATGAACTTAGCTTCCCTATCTGGCACCTTGCCCTCTACATCTTTAAGCAAGAAAGACATATTATACAGGACATCATAGAGACTGTCCTGTATCACCTGTTCAGAGGTATTTATATAAGTTTCACTTACCATTATGTCAACCTCCTAAGCTTGCCTGGGTTTGAAGATGAAGATCTATCTACAGGGTTAGCATTTACAGCACTACGCTGACAAATCAGCTGTATATTGTAGGAATACATATGGGGTCTGGATATAGACCTCATTAGTTCAAAGGTTACTGGGGTTACTACAAAGTAGTGTCCATCCGTGTAGTTGTAGAAGTACATCTCCTTAGAGGAAGGTACTATCTGCCCCTGACCCACTCGATTGTATACCTTCTTTACTAAGCTTCTTAATTCCTCAAATTTAGCCCACCCATAAGTAGGAGAACCTGTAGACGGTTGCTTGAATCCAGTGATACCCTTGAAAGTAATCATTGGCACACCTGCACCAAATTCGTCTATCCAAGCTCCACCTATTGTCTGAGTAAGGTTAACCCTATTAGGCTCAGTCATTTGGTATTCCTCTGGATTTAGGTTGAATTTGTAGGACTTTCCGTTGTAATAGAATTCCATACGTTTTAGCTTATTTTTACCATCTGATTGGTTATTTCCCATGTCCTCACCCCTCTATATCACTTGTGTCTATCCAAAGCGTACCATCAGCCCAATTAGGGTCTTCAGTCTTACCAACCACTATACTGCCCCCACCATTACCACCTCCACCGCTAAACCCATCAGCAGTTAAGGTAGCGTAGGCTCCATCTTTATGGGATAGGACAATGTCTCCTGCTTCATCTATTGAGATGGATGAGCTAGTGTTTCCTATTACCCTGTTAAGAGATATTGCACCTTCTGTGCCCATTGTTATTTCAGAGTAGTTTTCACCTTCTCCATGGTTAGGTGAGTCTACCTGTCTTCTAAGGGTTAGGGTACCATCCTCTGACATCTGATAGTAGGATAGAGTGCCATCGTTATTGTCCCTTGTGAGTCTAAGCATCCCATGATTATTCACAAATAGCTTAGTCCAAGTGGTAGCATCATCATCGAAGCTACTTCTGTGTACCAGTAGGATATTGACTGCATACATACCTTCTTCAGAGTTGGCTGATATACCTTCACCTGTCATAGGACTTCTCTCATGCAAATTGATATGGTCATGACCCTTATGACTATCGTTTATCTCATCGTATAGGTCAGGGTCAACCTGTAGAAATGTCTTGGAAGGATGGGACATCTCTAGGGCACCAATACCATCTATTCGTTGGTAAAATTGGGAAGGGAGAACCCTAAGATATTTCAGGGCTTCCCGCTTATCCCAAAGCTCTTCATCTGCGTTGAGAGGATAGGAGCTTTGTAGGACATTTTGTTCGCTTTCCCAAGTCTGATGAAAACTACCCAGAATGACTGGTTGTGCCTTCTGTCCATCAACAAAGGCTAGAAGAACGAGTTGACCTTCCTGCATAGGCTCAACTACACCAGAGGAGGACATTAGCTTACCATCAAAGTGAGCTGAAGTAGTAAGTACCCTAGCTCCGAACTTACCCTCACTAGCCGCATCTGAGCTTATAGTACTGTTGGTTTTAATGATTTGTAAGTCCACCGTATTGTGCTTGTGGTGGACTTTGGTTACCTTAGCTATAGCTAGTTGATTCATCTCACTGGATGCGTCTGATACCTTGCCTAGCCCTGGTTGTAGCCTTGCATCTAACTCCATATCCTCACTTCCCTCTACGTATTATCTTAACTTCCACAGTCCTTCTACCAAATTTCTTAATCCTCTTATTAGCCTCATAAGGGTCAAATTGAGGAGGTATGTCATTGAAATAGATATCTATTCTATTACCTTTGATAG